GTGTGCATCCCAGCTTCCGCATCGCGGGCGCGCGGTCGGGCCGCATCTCGTGCGAGCGGCCCAACATGCAGAACGCGCCGCGCGCCGGCACGCCGGATGGCAAGGAGTTCCGCGACTGCTTCATCGCGCCGCCCGGCCGCATGTTGGTCGAGGCGGACTTCTCCCAGCTTGAACTGCGCATCGCCTGCATGTTGTCGGGGGACGACGAGATGCTGCGGCTCTTCACGTCGGGCGTCGACTTCCACAAGGAGACGGCCAAGTTCATCGCGCCGATGGTGTGGGGCGTGCGACCGGACGACGTGACGGACGAGCACCGCTCGCGCACCAAGACCTTCGTGTTCGGCGTCATCTACGGGATGTCCGATGCTGGGATTGTCGCGCGCACCGGCTGCTCGCGGCAGGAGGCCGCCGCCATCCGCAACGCCATCCTCGGCAAGTTCAGTAAGCTGGCGTCGTGGGTCGAGGACCGCGTGGTCGAGGCGCACGAGACGGGCATGACCTGGACGTACTGGGAGGGCCGCCGGTTCCGCCGCCGCCCGCTGCTCGGCATCGGGGACGAGGCTGACCTCGTGCGGTCGGAGGCGGAGCGCGCCAGCTACAACACGGCGGTGCAGGGCACGGCGTCGGACTATTGCCTCGCGTCGCTCGCCTCGCTGACCGACTGGTGCGTTCGCTCGCGTCAGGGCGACAAGGTCGTGCTGACCGTTCACGACTCGATCATGACGGAGTGTGATGAGGCGCGGGTGCCCGAGGTGGCGGCGCACATGCGCGCCACGATGTGCTCGTGGGACTCCGGCCCGGTGCCGCTGGCCGTCGATGTGAAAGTGGGGCAGCAGTGGGGAAGCATGTCGAAATTGACTTGACGATGGCTACACAATAGTAGTACCCAATATTGGAGGCGTGCTGATGGCTGGTAAGCGCGGGCAGTTGCCCGATGAAGACGAGTACCTGCTGGAGTGCCTGAAGATTGAGCCCCTCGCGCTGTCCGAGGAGTTCATTCGGTTGCCGGGGGATTTCGCGTACTGGGCAGGCAAGTACGCGACGGCGACCGAGGACTACCTCAAGGCCAAGGCGGGATGCGAGCATGAGTACGCGCGCCTCTACCTGCTGGCTGGGCAGAAGGTGAACCCGGCGTCGGGCAAGCCGTACACGGTCGAGGCGCTCAAGTCGCTCGTCGAAGTGGAGGACGACTACCAGGCCGCCCACCTCGCCGAGATTGAAGCCGAGGTGACGCTGACCAAGGCGAAGAACACCCTGGAGGCCATCCGCACGAAGCGCGACATGGCCGTCCAGCTTGGCGCCCAGGTGCGCCAGGAGATGCAGGCAGACCCGCTCACGCGGGACCGTAGCAGCAGGCGTTAACCGGCACCGCCCAATATCGGGCACGCCGCAACGAGGAGACCACATGAGCAACATGCGAGAGTTCACCGAGTACACCCCCGAGATGGCCGATGCGGAGCGCAAGGCCGTCAACAACGCGAAGAAGAATTTCAAGTTCCCCGAGGGCAAGACGCAGTTCCGCGTGTTCCCCGGCCTGCGCGGCAAGAGCCCGTTCATGATTACGCAGCGCCATTGGGTGAGCGTCAGCGCGGACCAGCGCCGCCCGCTCACCTGCATGGGCGCCGGCTGCCCGCTGTGTCAGCGGTCGTCCGAAGCATCGCGCGCGGGTGACGACGTCACGTCCAAGGAGTTCGCGGCCCGCTCGACGTACGCGTGCCTCATTGTGGACCGCGCCAACGAGGAGGCCGGCCCGCAGGTGGCCGAGCTGTCGTGGTCGGTGTACGACCGGCTCAACGGGTTCGTCGAGCAGTACGGCGACTTCTCCAGCGCGACCGAGGGCTACGACATCATCGTCAAGCGCGTCGGCACCGGCAAGATGGACACGAAGTACACGACCGACCCCATCCTCAAGCCCAAGCGCAAGCTGGCCAAGGACGACGCCCAGCTTGAAGAGTGGCTGGCGACGCTGCCCAGCCTGGAGGACTCGGCCCCGCTCGGCACCCCCGAGATGATTCGCAAGCTGACCGGCGCGGGCCACACCCGCGACCCCGGGCGCCTGCCGGCCAAGCGTTCCGTCTCCGACGACGTGTAGTCTCTCCCCCGAAAGGGTGCAGCCCTGCACCCTTTCGGTTCCTCCTGAACGCCGAGGCACTAGGCGTGGCAGCCCGGAGAGACGGGTGTTTCGCCGTCGGGAGGGCCTGAGCATGACTGTCAAAGAGTCGTTCTTCAACGGAGCCGTGACTCGTGAGTTGGTGTTCCACCCTGTTGCCCGTCTTCATCCGCCGCCGTTCAACCCACCGATTCGGAGTGATGATCCGAAGCTGAACAACCTGCGCCGGCAGATCGATGCGGCGGGCGGCGTTCTCTGCCCAGTGCATGCTGTGCGCAGTTCTGAAGATTTGAGGGATGGGACACGCCGCGTCATCATCTCCAACGAGCGCGGCACGACGCATTTGTGGACGTATCTGTATGACGGCCCTCAGCATCTGATCGACCTCATCGTCAAGGTGCTTAACACGTCTCAGGCGCACTACACTAAGGCGCACTGGGTGGCTTCTACTATCCTTGGGGGTCCGACCCCGCCCGCTGCCATCCTCACCACCGTCAAGTTGTTGACTGACAATTTTTCCCAGGGTGAGCTTGAGAGTTTCGTCTACGGTTGCGTGAACCTTCCTCCGACTTTGGTTTCGTTGGCGCAGGACGTAGCCGACCGGATCAAGGTGGCTGGGGACGTTTACCGTGATGTGTTCCGCGTCGCGTTCGTGTGGCTCGTGAACTTAGGTCAGCAAGGCCCGTTCAGAAATTGGCGCAACCATCTCCCTGCTGCTCAAGGCGGCGTTCAGAAGCAGAACGCAAAGCTGCGTGCGTGCGTTGCTAGTAGCGTGGCTTTGTCGAACGCAAGGGCCCGACCGCCGAAGGCCAGAATTTCTAGGGGCAGCAACGGGCACGGGTACTGTGTGGTGCGGCCCGTACCGAAACCGAAGGTGCCGAAGAAGGCCCCGTTCACCGGAGACCGCCAAGGGCTGACGGCGTTTGAGTGGGCGCGAGCGAATGGGCACCTCGATGTCGAGGCTGCGATGCGGAAGTACGAGGCTGCTTGTAGGGCCAAGGGGCTCAAGACTCGGCGTAACTGGTGGGCCGACATCGCTCGTGGGAAGATCGGACGCCTTTCTTTTCCTGACCTTTTGCCGTAGAGGAGAATCTCGGATGTCATCGACCGTTCAAGGCAGTATTCAGTGGGTGCTCGGCTTGCTGTCCGGCGCTCGTATCGAGGGCCAGGATGATGTGCCTCAAGCGCACTTTGACGAGGGCTTGGCGCTTGCCGACTTCAGGGAGCACGTGGCCCCGCTGCTCAGCGCGCCGGAGTACGTGTCATTGCTGGCCGTACTCGACGCGGTTTCGTTGGCCAGGATAGACCTGATCGCTGCATGCGCGGCGCTCAGTGCTGAGGAGTTCACTCGTTTGGACTCAACTGTTGGTGCGGTTGTGGTGGAACTGGATCGAGCGGAGGCGTGAGAATCGCATTCGTAGCCGACATCCACGCCGGCAACCACCAGAGGCACGGCGGCGCCGTCGAGGCGGGGCTCAACGCTCGTTGTCGTGCAGTCGTCGACGCGTTGATGCGCGCGGTCGACCGTGCTCGTGAGTTGCAGTGCGGGGCGTTGGCCGTGCTCGGGGACCTGTTCGACTCCGCGTCGCCCTCTCCGCAGGTCATCGCCGCGGTGCAGCAGGCGTTGCGCGGTGTCGAGACGTACCTGCTCCTCGGCAACCACGACATGGTGAGCATGGCGCCGGGCGACCACGCGCTCGGACCGCTCGACGGCTTCAACATGATCGAGGTGGTCGAGCGGCCGACGGTCATCTCGGTCGGCGATGCTGAGTTGTGGACGGTTCCCTTCCAGCCGGGCGACGCCCGGAAGTGGCTGCCCAAGACGCTGGCCACCAGCTTCCAGAACATCCAGCCACCGAAGCACCGCATCCTGTGCCTGCATCTGGGGCTCATCGATGAGAGCACGCCGCCCTACCTCAAGGACGCGCACGACGCGGTGCCGGTCAGTCTGGTGGAGGAGTTGAAGGCGCACTACGGCATCGACTGCGTGCTCGCCGGGAACTGGCACTCGCGCAAGCGGTGGGGCAACGTCATGCAGGTGGGCGCCCTGGTGCCGACCGGCTGGGACAACCCGGGCCTGACGGGGTACGGCTCCCTCGTCATCTACGACTCGGCGGACAAGACGTTGACCGTGCGCGAGATACCCGGCCCGCGGTTCATCAAGGCCCGCATGCCCGAGGACGTTGACGCCGCCATCGAGGGCGCCCCCGAGGGGACGCAGCTCTACCTTCAGTACGTCGCGCCGCCCGACCAGCTCGACGAGGCCCGGAAGCTGGTCGACAGCCTGGGCATGGTGTTCACCGCTGCCGAGGTGATACCCGATGGCGCGGCCGCCGAGAGCGCCGCCCGCGGTGCCGCCGATGCCGCGCGGTCCACCGAGACGCTCATCGAGGCGTTGAACGCGTTCGTCAAGGAGATGCCCTTGGACGAGGGTGTCGACCGTGAGCTTGTGCTACTGCGCGCCCGCGAGTACCTGTGGGCGACACCGTCGGAGGAGACGTGAAGGTTCGGTCCATCACGCTGCGAGAGTTCATGAGCCACATCGCGTCGAAGGTCGAGTTGCCCGACCACGGCGTGGTGCTGGTGACCGGCCCCAACGGGGCTGGCAAGTCCTCGCTCATCGAGGCGGTCGCGGTCGCGTGCTGGGGCAAGTCGCTCCGCGGCACGAGCCCCTGGCGCCCGGGTGTCGACGGCACGGTGACCGTGGAGGCGGACACCTCGTTGGTCGTGGACCGCGGCCGGCTGAACGACCGTGGCATCTTGTGGTGGTCGCTCCACGGCCACGCCGAGAAGTTCGAGTCCGCCACCAAGGCGCAGGCCGCCCTCGAACACGTCGTCGGCACCTTGGACCTCTGGCGTCGCACGCACGTGTTCTCATCCGCCGACGCGGCGCACTTCACGATGGCGACCGACGGCGAGCGCAAGCGGTTGCTGGAGGCGATGCTGGGCCTCGACCGCTTCGACGACGCGTTGGACCAGTGCCGCGCGGACTTGAAGAAGGCGGTCTCCGAGCACCACAACTTGGAGAACGCCGTCGAGTTGCTGCTGCTGTCGCAGGCTGCCCAGCATCGCCGCCGGGATGAGGCCCGCACCCATCTCAACGAGTTGCACGAGCCCGGCGACGTCGCGGCGCTACAGGCCGACCTGCTGAATCTGGAACGGCTCATCCGTGTGTACGACGGCGACTACGCAGGGCTGCGCAAGCGCCTGCGCGAGGCCGACGCCGCGGCCGCCCGCGCGGATGCAGACGCCGAGCACGCGAAGTGCGCCCTTGACGGGTTCAAGGGCGGCAAGTGTCCGACCTGCCACGAGACGCTGCCGCGCCTGCGGTACAAGGACTTGCAGGACCGCGCCCGGGTGGCGGAGGTGTCGGCCATCAAGGTTCGGCAGACGACCAGCCAGGCGCGCGCCGACGTCGAGTCCGACGCCCGGTCGTTGGAGGAAGAGCAGGCCGCGCTCGCCCGGAAGCGCCACGATGTCGCCGCGCAGGTGTCGGCGGCCCGCGCCATGGAGACGACGCGCAAGAGCCTGCAAGCGGTGCTCGACTCCGCGGACAAGGACCTGGACCACATCGCCAAGCAGTTGGCGTCCGGTGACCTGTCCCGCATGGAGGCCGCCAAGACGGTCGGTGAGTTGGAGGCGGTCGAGCGGGTGCTGGGGTTGAAGGGCGTGCGCGCCCACGTCCTCAGCCGTACCCTGGGTGGGCTCCAGTTCTGCGCCAACGCGTGGCTGGCGCGCATCGCAGGCCCTGACCTGCGGCTCAAGCTCCAGGCGTACAGCGAGAAGAAGAGCGGCGGTGTGAGCGACGCCATCGGCCTGGAGGTGGAGGGCGCGGGCGGCGGTCATGGGTACCGCGCCGCCTCGGGTGGCGAGCGCCGCCGCATCGACGTCGCCCTGCTCATGGCGCTGGCCGAGGTAGCCCAGGCCGCGCATGGACAGTCGTCGGGCACGACGCTGTTCTTCGACGAGGTGTTCGATGCGCTCGACCCGGCGGGGGTCGACGCGGTCGCCCGGGCGCTCGACGACCTCGGGCAAACCCGCACCGTCGTGGTCATTTCGCATTCCGACGACCTCGCGGAGCGGCTGACGCCCGCGCTCCGGTTGCGCGTCACGCCCGGAGGCGTTCTCACGTGAAGATCTACCTCGCCGTCGCCACGATGGAAGGCGTGCCCAAGGTGCTCGCGCACCCGCGCCCGTCGCAGATACTCCTGTCGTATCACTACTTCGGCCGCGCCGACCTCGGGCAGTTGTTCCAGGGGCGCAAGGTGGACGTGTTCGCGGACTCCGGCGCGTTCTCCGCCGCGGCCAATGGCGGCACCGTCGTGCTGGAGGACTACCTCGCCTGGGTCAAGCGGTGGGAGTCGTTGCTCACCGTGGCGTGCGCACCGGACGTCATCGGCGATGCCGAGGCGACCGCGCGCGACACCGAGACGATGCTGGCTCTCGGGCTCAAGGTGCCGGTGTTGCCCGTCTTCCATGTTGGCGAGCCGTGGGAGTTCTTGCAGCACTGGGCCAAGCGGGTGCCGTACCTCGCGCTCGGCGGTCTCGTGCCCTACCTCCTGCGCAGCCGCACCCTGCTCTCGCACTGGCTGGACAAGGCGTTCACCTTCCTGACGGACCAGCAGGTTCACGCGTTCGGTTGCACGACCGCGTCGTTGCTCCAGCGGTTCCCGTTCTACTCGGCGGACTCCTCGACGTGGAGCACGGGCCGGCGGTACGCCAAGATCTTCCTCTTCGATGGCGCCCGCGTTCGCGAGATAAACCTCCGGTCGCGTCAGTCGGTGCTGGAGAACCGCGCGCTGCTCCGGTCGTATGGCGTGGCTGACCTTCGTGATGTCGCAATGCGGACCTCGTCAATCCAACTTCAAGCAGACCTAGGCGTAGAGTCATGCTACCGTCTTGCAGATT